TGGGTAAGCGGCGAAGTTGGAGAGTCGCGGGAGACTGTAAATCTCTTTCCACAGGATGAATAAGTTCAAATCTTATCTTACCCACCAAAAATGGAAATATAGCACAGCGGTAGTGCATCGCCTTCATACGGCGCAGGTCGGTAGTTCGAATCTACCTATTTCCACCAAGTTTTGCCCTTTTAAGCATAATGGTAGTGCTCTGGTCTTGTAATCCAGCGGCGGAGGTTCGAATCCTTCCCTGTCCACCAAAGTTTTGTAGCAACCAGCTTGGTGCTGTGTAAAAGGTGTTGCGGACAGTAGAGGTCTTATAGAGATTGTCCGCTGTTGTTAAAGATCGTAACGCAAACTAATCGGGTTATGTCCCGGCCTGCTACAAATTTTTTATCTGTGTGTAATGTCAGCCCGGTAGACGGCCTGGTTTGGAACTAGGAGGCCGCAGGTTCGAATCCTGCCACACAGACCAATTTGCCTCAATAGCTCAGTTGGTTAGAGCACCGTCTTGATAAGGCGGGGGTCCATGGTTCGAGTCCATGTTGAGGCACCAATGCGGGTGAAGTGTTTGTGGTTACACGTCTGCCTTCCAAGCAGAAATAGACGAGTTCAACTCTCGCCTCCCGCTCCATACAACACACTTTTCATGCGAGTCATAGACAGCACACTTTGAAGAGTTTTTTAATTGGGCTATGATGTAATGGTAGCATTACGGATTTTGATTCCGTCCGTTGGGGTTCGAGTCCCTATAGCCCTGCCAAAACAATCGGTCCTTGGTGAAATGGATATCATCTCTGTCTTCGAAACAGAGGGTGGGAGTTCGATCCTCTCAGGACCGGCCAAATAACTGGCCATAGTACAACGGATAGTACAGTGGACTTCTAATCCATTGATGGAAGTTCAATTCTTCCTGGCCGGACCAAGTTAGGTTTGTAGAGACCTGCCGTTACATCGACCATGGGCAAAGCACTAAGTATTCCGCCCATGGATTGGACATAGTCCGCGGACAGGAATTGGAATGTGCCTTAAAAATCAGTGGTGACATTAGTGTAAAGGTTCGCACCCCGCTCTGTGAAAGCGGTAGAATGGGTTCGAATCCCATATGACACCCCAAGCAGTTAAAATTAATGTATATTATAACAGTGTAACAACCGTAGATAACAAGGAACCTTTGATATGAAAAATGTAAAAATGTGGATAGGTGGTTTGGAAATAGAACAGGCCGCTCAAGACCAAATTCGTAATATTGCAGACTTGCCAATACTGGCAGGTCATATAGCAATCATGCCAGATGTACACATGGGCAAGGGTGCCACTGTGGGTTCAGTTATCCCAACTCTTGGTGCTGTTATACCAGCCGCAGTTGGTGTTGATATCGGTTGTGGTATGTGTGCTGTCATGACTAACTTGACAGCATCAGACTTACCAGAGTCGTTGACTTCTTTACGTAACAGCATTGAACGTGGAGTGCCAGTGGGTTTCAACGAACACTCTCGCAGTTCAGTAAAATTAAAAGGTGCTGGTGCAGATAAACTTCGGCAAGCTGAAACAAAAATGTTTCAACGCTGGGAAAAGTTAGCACTGCGATCTCGATTGGGACGTGCTGATCCTTATAAAATTTCTAACCAAATTGGAACACTGGGTGGTGGAAATCATTTTGTGGAAATTTGTTTAGATTCCGAGGATCGTGTTTGGGTAATGCTACATTCAGGAAGTCGTGGTATCGGTAATCAAATTGGTACTGTTGCTATTGAAATGGCTAAAGAAATTGCCGTTCGTGAACAGCGTAAATTAGTGGATTCCGATTTGGCTTGGCTGGACGAAGGCACTGCCGAGTTTAATGCATATATCGAAGCAATGCACTGGGCTCAAGATTATGCCATGCTTAATCGTGATACCATGATGCAAATTGTGTTGGAGTGTTTACATAAAAAGTTTCCAAAGATGAAAACTTTGGGAGAAGTTATAAATTGTCATCATAACTTTACCAACTTAGAAACTCACTTTGATAAAGATATGTGGATAACTCGTAAAGGTGCTGTTTCGGCTAGAGAAGGACAAATGGGTATTATTCCAGGAAGCATGGGTGCTAAAAGTTTTATTGTACAAGGCCGAGGAAATCACGATGCTTATTGTTCTTGCAGTCACGGTGCAGGTCGTAAAATGAGCCGAAATGCCGCAAAGAAGTATTTTACAGTTGACGATTTGGCTGTGCAAACTGCTGGTGTTGAATGTCGTAAAGACGATGGTGTCCTGGATGAAATTCCAGGCGCTTATAAAGACATCGACCAAGTAATGTCTGCACAAACAGATTTAGTTGAAGTTGTACATACTTTGAAGCAGATTTTGTGCATTAAAGGATAGTATTGTTTTTAGTAGTAAATTGATTACTATTTCAAGATTATTTTCACAGATTATAAAACTTGTTAAATAATCAGTTGGGGGATTAGCTCAGCTGGGAGAGCAGTAGCTTTGCAAGCTAAAGGTCATCGGTTCGATCCCGTTATCCTCCACCAAATAGGACGTTAGCTCAGTTGGTAGAGCGTCACGCTTACACCGTGAATGTCGGCGGTTCGAACCCGTCACGTCCTACCAAACTACAATGGTGCAATAACAGAGTGACAATGTACCGGATTGCAAATCCGTACGCTGTGAGTTTGAGTCTCACTTGCACTTCCAAATACAGGAAGAAAAACACTAAATTTTGTACGTGCAACTAGAATAAATACAATGTATAAACAACAATAACTCAATATGACTATCAATTCTTCAGGACCTTTAAGCTTGGGCGGCGCAGTTGTAGGACAAAGCGTTAACTTGGAATTAGGAGTGTCCGCCACTGCCGGCAACTCAATGATCAGCACTGCCAATGACACATTGATAGGTAACACAACTCGTCCTAGAACTTTACCGGGAGATTGGTACGGAAAATTTCTTGTAACACCATTTGACTTGACCTTTTTAGTAGTAGGTGGCGGTGGTTCAGGCGCAAGCTCATCAGGTGGTGGTGGTGGTGGAGTAGCTCATGGTACAACTACAATAATCAGTGGTATTCCGTTATCCATTACTGTAGGAAAAGGCGGCGGTGGCTACTCTGTGTTGCCACCTGCTAATAATCTACGCGGCCAAACTTCTGGCATTAGCGGTTTTAATTTTTCTGCTTTTGCTACTGGCGGCGCCGGCAGTGGCGGATACAATTCGGGTGGTTTCAGTGGTGAATCTGCTATCACCGGTGGTACAGCAATATTTACAAATCGTCTTCAAACAGGATTTAATGGACCAGGATCCAATCTGGCCTACTCTGGTGCCAACGGTGGCGGGGGTGCAACAGGACCTGGTGTTATGGGAGGAAGTGGTAATTATAAATTTGATGGCTACGGCGGCCCGGGTGGCCCTGGTTATACATCTAGTATCTCTGGTACTAGTCAAGTGTACGGGCATGGAGGTCAAGGTGCTGGCTGGAGTCCGGGCCAAAATAGCACTTTTGGTCCGGGCACTTCTGGAGGAATATACGGAGGAGGAGGCGGTGGTGGAGGCGCTGTTGCACCTTCAGGAGTTGTAATTTTGTCAATACCCACCGAAAGCTACTCAGGAAAATACACAGGTTCTGCTGTTGCAGTTTTTACTAATAGCGGTAACACTATACTGATATACACCGACGACGGAACTTACATTCCAGGAGAAGGTACACCTATTGCAATGAATGGATTTACCGCACCTGCAAAGATAAATGATTCTATTTATTCGGGCCAGATGAGGTCAGTTACATACGCCGGTGGCCAATTTGTGGCAGTTGGCGATGGTACAATTGATAGGTATGGTACAGGTGCGGTCCTATACGCAACCAGCACCAACGGTACAACTTGGACCCCACTTGTACGACAAGCGAGTGTCAATATTGGCTCAGTTGCATACGGCGGTGGTAAGTTTGTGGCAGTTGGCTATTCTAATTTTTTCACATACGCAACCAGCACCGACGGAAGCACCTGGAGTCAACTTGCAAACCTCGGCGACTTTGATCAATATATAAGTTTAGTCTCATACGGCGGTGGTGTGTTTGTAGCAGTCGGCTCTAACAGAAATAATCGTCCCATATATGCAACCAGCACCAACGGTACAACTTGGACCGCACCTACAGAAATGCCTTATTCAGGTGATGGTGCTTATTTACGTTCGGTTACATACAGCGGTGGTAAGTTTGTGGCAGTTGGGGTAGCTAGAGGTGGTCTATACGCAACTAGTACCGACGGAAGCACCTGGACCGCACCTACACGGATGAATAATTTATATACCGATACTATTTATGTACAGTCGGTTACATACGGACGTGGTAAGTTTGTGGCAGTTGGCTACATTTATCCTAGTATTCATCCCATATATACAACCAGCACCGACGGTACAACTTGGACCACCCCTGCACAAATGTCAACTGTCTCTTTCTATATTATGTCAGTTGCATACGGCGGTGGCCAATTTGTGGCAGTTGGCAATGATCCTAGTAATTATCCCATGTATACAACCAGTACCGATGGTACAACTTGGACCACTCCTGTACCGATGAATCGTATTGCTATGCAAGCTGTTATGTATTCAGTAGCATACGGCGGTGGTAAGTTTGTGGCAGTTGGGTATGGCCTGGCTGGTCATTATCCTGTATACAGCATATCAAGCTAAGAGAAAGCTAATGGATACATGTAGGTTCAAACCCGTCACGTCCTACCAAATTTAAAATAGTTACTTATCAGAGATGATAAGTAATTATAGTATTAAAATTTATTAATGTAAGATAGTAGCATGCTGGATTAGCTCATTTGGTAGAGCAACTGACTTGAAAAATACGAGCCTTTATAGGGAAACCCGTAAAGTGTAATCCGTCAAATTCGGTGAAGACTGTAAAATGTTAATACCGAGCCAAGCTAAGTAGAAATACTTTGAAGGTGTAGAGACTAGACGGCGGAGACCTAAAGCAAACGCAACGGTCAAGGTATAGTCCAGACCACAAACTGCAAAGGTAGCGAAAGCTATAGTGGTAAGGTAATCAGTAGGTGCCCAGTTCGAATCCGGGATCCAGCATACTGCTATTTTATATTAATACTCTAAAATTATACGGCATTTTTAAAATAGAGCTAAATATGTTTGTAAGGAGCTCTATCTATGAAAAGTTTTAATTGTTTAAATTGTGACAAAGAACATGCGTTCAAAGGCTACAGTTATGCTAATAAGTATTGCGATAATCAATGTCAAAAAGATTATGAATATAAGGAAGCAATAAAAAATTGGAAGAATGTTACACCGGGTAAAAACAGGATTAAAAGATATCTTGAAGAAACAGTTGGTAATAAATGTTCCGAATGCGGTATAGAAGAATGGAATGGTAAAGAAATTGTATTTGAACTAGAGCATAAAGATGGCAATAGTGAAAACAATGTACTAGAAAATTTGTGTTTAATATGTCCAAACTGTCATAGTCAAACCGGCACTTATAAAAATAAAAATATAGGTAATGGTAGACACAGTAGAAGACAACGATATGCAGAAGGTAAGAGTTTTTAGTACCAAGTATTAAATTATGCAGGATTAATTCAGTGGTAGAATGTCTCGTTGCCAACGAGAATGTCATCGGTTCGAACCCGATATCCTGCTCCAAAATAACAACACTCCCCGGCTTAGTCATGGACCGCACACTTGGGGAGTTTTTTATATTCAAACGATTGTCTAAAATATTTAAACTGCGTTAAATATACAAAATAAAAAAGGATACCAAATGAAAAAACTAACCATAGTTGGGCGGGGCACAGTAGGCTGTTTGGCCATTGCACACTTTTTAAAGTGGACCGATTGGGAAATCACATGGGCTTATGATCCCACTGTAGAACCAACTGCGGTTGGAGAAGGCACCACACTGAATCTTCCTAGGACATTATTTGAAAATTTAGGTTTTACTTTTGCAGACGTTTATGAATTCAATGCCACAGCCAAAGTTGGTATATATAAAAAAGATTGGGGTTCTATAGGTGATGGATTTTTACATCCATTTCCAGTAGGACAAACAGGAATACATTTTAATGCAGTAAGTTTTCAACAGTATGTTTTTGAAAAAATCAGTCAAAATCCACGTATAACTCTTTTAGAACGCTCGGTTGAACCAGATGAAGTTGATTCTGATTATGTAATGATGTGTACTGGAACTCCTACCGATTTTACCGATTATGAAATAATTGAAACTGTTCCGGTCAACACTTGCTGGGTAAGTCAGTGTCCTTGGGAACATGTAAGATTTCAACATTCGCTAACCATTGCTAGACCGTACGGCTGGATATTTGGTATTCCTTTACAAAATAGATGTAGTATTGGTTACTTGTTTAATGAAACCATTACCGATTTAGAATCTGTTAAAAAAGATGCTGATATCATACTAGCTGAATATAATTTACAGCCGTCTATGCAACGACAAATAAAGTTTAAAAATTACGTTAGAAAAGTTAATTTTTCTGATCGAGTAATTTATAATGGTAATTCTTCATTTTTCTTAGAACCACTAGAAGCAACTTCTACTGCTACTGCCGATATTATAAATCGTTTAAGTATTGATCAATGGAAAATACAAGCACAAGTTCCTGTACAGACAAATGCTAGATATCATAGTTTGTTAAATGGCGTTGAAAGTATGATTGCTTTACATTATATGAGCGGATCATCTTGGGACAATGATTTTTGGAAACATGCTCAATCTTTAGGCACAGCGAAAATTGAAAAAGAATTACAAAAAAAACAAGAGTTTTATCAAATGATGAAAGAAGTATCAGATCCTAATTTTACTGTTGATAACTACTTTAAAAGTCCTAAAGAGATCGGCACTTGGTGGTCGCCATCATTTAATTTACATTTAGATAAATTAGGAATTAAAGAACAAATAAGTAGTATGTTAAAATAACGGAAGAGTACTCAAGTGGTTTACGAGACCGGTCTTGAAAACCGGCGAGTCTGAAAAGGCTCCGTGGGTTCGAATCCCACCTCTTCCTCCACAAAAGTATTGGTATTGCGTAAATATCAATATGTCAATACCCAAAGTGATTTTCTGTATAACCATGTGCTTTTTTGGCTTAACTGCTCGAGGAGCAACTGATCCATGGACAGAAGATCAACGACTTTGGGCAGTGGCGGCAGTATCCTCCAATATTGGAGATTGGGCTACCACACGTTGGGCGTCTAGACACTGGAACGATCAAGCCAGCAACACTATAGAAACCAATCGTTTTCTAGGAAATTATCCATCTACTAGACAAGTAGACAACTATTTTTTAGTAATGATTCCTTTAGAATTGTTCTTAGTTGACCAAATGCCCTCTGAATATCGAAAAACCATTTTACAAATTATAACCCTAGTAGAAATCGGCGCCATAGCCAATAATACAATTCGAATAGGTTGGCGACTAGAGTTTTAATCACTTGACAAACTTTATAATTTCCTGTATAGTTTAATTTTTAAATTGGCAAGATCGTTATGGAAAAAGTCATTCGAAACGGACAAGTAGCCGTTATATACAGTGGAGATTTTGGAGCCGGGTGGTACTCGTGGAATCCAGAATATCCAGAAATATTATTCGATCCAAATATTGTACACTTTATCGAAAATAAGGAATGGGACAAGTTATTTTCCTATGTAACCTTACGATACCCAGAAATTCACCCTAGAAAATCCTGTATTTCGGATTTAAGAATACAGTGGTTACCTGAAGGTACTGAGTTTAGAATAACCGAATACGATGGTTCCGAAGACATCGAAGTACGCAAAGATGTAGAGTGGATAACCGCATAGTTGACAAGTGGTAAAACCTGTTGTATAATAGTAGTATGAATAAAACATTAACCATATTACTAGTTGGACTGTACAGCGTAACGGCACAGGCCTATACTTATCCGGAAAATCATCCTAGATATATTCCGCCCACATATCAAATCATTTTACCAGAATCTCGATTGCCCAGTTACGAAAATCTAGCTAAATGGCCGGCGGACTGTTCTCGCAAAACAGAACAGTTGGCGGCACTACAGTATATACAACGTATAAAAAACTTTAATCCAGATCCAGACCAACTTAACGAATCGGATAGAAATTACAACAGTCGGCTTAAAGCCATAATTTGGTGGTACGCACTTTATTGTTCAAAATGAAAAAAACTATACTAGCACTGGCAATTTTTAGTTCTTTGGCACAGGCTGAATGTGTTCAGCATTCGGTTACACAAATAAACTCTCAACATCGAATTGGCGAGCCCGTTGATTTGATTAAAAGTTACTCCTCCGGAGCATGTGTTGTAGGTTACCAAATTGAGGTAGACGGTGAAGTTCATACTGTTCTACATAAACAACAGGGCGACGGCGCAGAAGCAGAGCTATGTCAGCAAGCAGTTGTGGCCAGTAGAGAACAGTTGTTAGGTAAGTTGGGCGGCAAGGTCACTGGCGAAAGCGTTACTGTTTGCGGCGATGCAGAAATTCCGACATTAAAAATGAATTATCGCCCGGTAAAAATTGGAGATTTGGTTTTGGAAAATGAATTACCTCGAGTTCCAGAATATCCCAACATGTTTATTTGGAATAAATCGCAATGCAGACTATTTCGTGAACGTTATACAATGGCGGGCAAGTTTAGAGTAACACAGGGTACAATGTGTAAAACAGATCAGCAACAATGGGCAGTGGTAGATAAATGGTAATTGACATTTACCAAAATTGGCAGTATAATTTAGTTATTAACACACAGAAAGGTTTAACATGAAAAACGTATTTTTATTAGCACCAATCGTAGTTGCATTAACAGCATGTGGTTCAATGGCGGGTACTAGCGACCCGTATGCTAAACGTGCCGAACTTGAACAGAAAAATTCAGTGGCACAGACCGTGGTAGCGGACCCACAACGCACACTTAATCAAGTTCCTGATTGGATGATTAAATTACCTGTTAGTACCAACGCTGTTTACCAAAGTGGTACTGCTGTTAGTGCAGATCTTGGTATGGCTGATTCCAAAGCAGTGGCCATTGCATACGGTAAAATTTGTATGACTGCAGGTGGTACTGCTTCTCAAAGTACCAAGATGTATAATACAGACAGTGGTACCAGCAGTACAGAATTGAGCGAAATGGCACTTAAGACTGCGTGTAAGACAGTGGACTTAACTGGAGTTGAAGTTAAAGAATTTAAACGAGTAACTGAAGGCAGTCGCTATCGTACTTTTGTTTTAATTGCATTGCCTACAGGTGAAGCCAATGTGTTAAAACGTGCTAAAGAAAAAGCAGTTGAACCGCAAGTTGATAATGTTAAAAAACGTGCCGAAGATGCTTTTAAAGAATTAGATGAAGATCAGCCTAAAACCAGCACAGAAAGCTCGTCTAAAGTCAGTGTAGTCAGCGACACAGGTTCTTCGAAGTTTGAACTACTACCTGTTGACAATGCAGAATATCGTAAACGTCGTGCTGAAGCACTGCAAAAACCAGGTGCAGTTGTTGGTCAGTTAACTGTTCAGTAATGACTGTTCGTATAATGGCTCTGTTAATTTTAACAGAGCTTTCTGGCTGTGCGGCCTATACTGCGGCAAGTATAGGTACTACTATTGCTACAGGAAAAAGTATTCCGGATCATGCCCTAAGTGAGATTGCCAATGGTGACTGCAATCTGTTTCACTTGTGGAAAGGTCAATATTACTGTGAAGTAGAACCTGTATATAATCGATATCCTTTATAAAAATAGATAAGTAAATTTGGGTGTCCGAACAGCCTTGTTAATTAAAAATTTATGACTGAAAACAATAACATACCTATCATACCTAATATGTCTTTAGATGAGCAAAGATTAATTATTTGTAAACAGTGCCCATCTCTTTCAGCAATGCTTTTTATATGTAAAGAATGTGGCTGTTTTATGAAAGTTAAAACCAAAATTCCCACAGCTAAATGTCCGTTAGGTAAATGGTAGTTGTAAATCCATCAAGAAGTGATTGACATCTTGGAATATAAGATGTATAATAGTGCAATAGAGAGCTGGCCGAGTGGTCGAAGGCAACGCCCTGCTAAGGCGTCATACGGGCTTAAACCTGTATCGAGGGTTCGAATCCCTCGCTCTCTGCCAAAGAATTGTAATTTTAATAAAGGCAAACATAAATAAATATCTCAACAGTACTCAATGAGGCTGTTGAACTAGGCATAATGCCTTAAAAATCTTGCTTAATAAAGGAGAAAACAACATGAGCAAATCATCAATCGTTCTAGGTATCGACCTCGGAACTACAAATAGCTGTTTAGCAATCATCGAAAACGGAATTCCTAAAATAATTGAAAATGCAGAAGGTGCAAGAACAACACCTTCGATTATCGCTTATATGGAAGACGGAGAAATACTAGTTGGTGCACCGGCAAAAAGACAATCGGTAACAAATCCAAAAAACACTGTGTATGCCGCAAAACGTCTTATTGGACGCAAATTCAAAGAAGATGCTGTACAAAAAGATATTGATCTTATGCCTTATTCTATTGTACAAGCCGAAAATGGCGATGCTTGGGTTCAAATTAGAGAAGAAAAATTAGCTCCTCCGCAAATTTCAGCAGAAGTATTGCGTAAATTAAAATCAGCTGCCGAGGCTTATGTAGGCGAAGAAGTTACTCAAGCGGTTATTACTGTACCAGCTTACTTCAACGACAGTCAACGTCAAGCAACCAAAGACGCAGGTAAAATTGCAGGCTTAGAAGTACTTCGTATTATTAACGAACCTACAGCGGCCGCACTCAGTTACGGTGTAGACAAAAACAGTACAACTGATCGTAAAATAGCAGTATACGACTTAGGTGGTGGTACATTTGACGTTTCTATTATTGAAATTGCCAACGTAGATGGAGAAAAACAAATTGAAGTGTTGTCAACCAATGGCGATACATTCTTAGGCGGCGAAGACTTTGACCAACGCATTATGGACTATGCAGTTAGCGAATTCTTAAAAGAATCCGGATTAGATTTAACAAAAGACGTTTTAGCATTACAAAGATTAAAAGATGCGGCTGAAAAAGCTAAAATTGAATTATCCAGTGCTGAACAAACAGATATCAACTTACCATATATCACAGCAGATGCAACAGGACCAAAACATCTTAATATTAAACTTACTCGTGCTAAATTAGAATCATTGGTAGACGAATTGATTGAAAGAAGTATTGCTCCTTGTAAAACTGCTATAAGTGATGCTGGAGTAACAGCCGATGATATTGACGAAGTTATTCTAGTTGGTGGTATGACAAGAATGCCCAAAGTGCAAAAAGCTGTTGAAAAATTATTTGGTAAAACACCAAGAAAAGATGTTAACCCAGACGAAGCAGTGGCCGCAGGTGCCGCTATTCAAGGATCTGTACTGGCCGGGGATCGTACTGACGTATTATTGTTGGACGTTACACCTTTGAGTCTAGGTATTGAAACCATGGGCGGGGTTATGGCTAAATTGATTAAAAAGAACACCACAATTCCGACTAAACAAAGTCAAGTGTTTTCAACAGCCGAAGACAATCAGTCGGCAGTGACTATTCGAGCTTATCAGGGAGAACGAGATCTGTGTTCTGGTAACAAAGCACTAGGTGAATTTACACTAGAAGGTATATTACCTGCTCGAAGAGGAGTTCCGCAAATTGAAGTTACTTTTGACATAGATGCCAACGGTATTTTAAAAGTTTCGGCCAAAGACAAATTAACTGGTAAAGAAAATAAAATCACTATCAAAGCCAACAGCGGTTTAAGCGACAGCGAAATCGAACAGATGATTCGAGACGCTGAAGCTAATGCAGAAGCAGATAAGCGACAAGTTGAAATTGTAACTGTGCGTAATCAAACTGAGCGAGCAGTAGATGAAATGCGTAACGATTACAACGACTATAATTCCGCATTAACAGAAGAAGAAAAAACTGCTGTTTCACAAGCATTTGTTGATGTAGAAACTGCTGTTCGTGGTGATGATGTAGAAGCTATGCGTACCAGCTTAGAAAACATCTATAAAAATCACAGCGATGCTATGTCAAAAATACAGCAGGCCAAACAAGAATCAGAAAATAAAAATCAACCAAAAGATGAAGATATAGTTGACGTAGATCCTAAAGAATCTGTATAATGTAATATCATCCCGGGATAACTTCCCGGGACGTAGATTAAAAAGGAAATAATAATGTCAAGCCAAAAAAATAGATCAAGCGATCCAAATAAAACAAAAAACGGTAAACAAAGACTAGGTCCGTTAAACCTAACTCAACTTATTGATCTTTTAGAAAAATCATCAAAGCCAAAAGAAAAAAGTAAAATTAACAATAGAATTCGAGAATTAAAAAGCCGTAAAGGATATGTAGAACCTGTAGTAGAAGTTCCGGTCGAAGAAGTTTCTTCTGAAACTGCTGTTACTGAACCCTCGGCCGAATAAGTAAAAGTATATTCCACGAGAGCCGCAAGGTGTGGCAGCAGACTGTTAATCTGTGCGAAAGCAAGTTAGGTTCGATTCCTAATCGTGGAGCCCTTGATGTTCGGGACTTGGTGTCCCGAACATCCATATATAATAGGAAATATTATGACTGAAGAAAAGAAAAGTAAAAACCCTTTTATTGCGGCGGCAATAAGTGCTAAAGCCAATAAGTTACCCAATGTCGCTACAGTAAAAAATCAAAAGTCTAAAAATCAAGTGCAAGTAAATAAACCAACCAAACGTACAGCCGGAAGAGGAAGATAATGTCAACAAAACCAAATCAGCAACAGAACTAAGTCGCACACTAGCAGGCCAATGGTCCAAATCTGAAAAAAGATCTCAAGCCTTTAGAGATATAACCAAATATAAACAATTAACACACCAAACAACTAAAGAAGTATTGCAAAAATTAAAATTTGATAAGTCTTAATCTATGACCACGTTGCACGTTCTTTCAAGTCCTACTAGTCATGTTTCTATTAATCACAGGATGGATCCTTTTTCTATTGCTGTGGTTAAATTTATCAATCACATGACCCAACGCGGTTGGGATTGTATACATTACGGTATACCCGGAAGTGAAGTGTCTTGCGAGTCAGTTGAATGTTTAACTGACATTGATCAAACAAAAGATCTTAAAGTAGCAGAATACAATCGCAGAGCCGGTGAAGAAATCAAAAAAAGAAAATTTCCCGGAGACATGATAGTATGTTTTCATGGGCTTGAAAACCGAGGAGCTGCCGATGCCAATCCTGATCTCAAAGCAATAGAACCCAGCATCGGTTATATGACTTCAGCGGTATGGGCACCGTATCGTGTATTTGTTTCGTATGCTCAAATGCACATGTTCTACGGCGAACGCGGCATGTTAATGAATCCTTCGTGGTATGATGCAGTTATACCAAATCCTATCACACCCGGAGAATTTGAATACAACGAAGATAAAGATGATTACTTTCTTTATTTTGGACGAGTAATTGAAAACAAAGGTATTCATATTGCAATACAAGCAACCAAGGAAACTGGTAAGAAATTAATCATTGCCGGTCCAGGAAGAATTTCTGATATAGGATACGGTACTACTCCTGATCATGTTACTGAGGTAGGACTGTGCAATGTTGAGCAAAGAAAACAGTTAATGAAAAATGCTCGTGCAATTATTGGACCAACTTATTATGTAGAACCGTTCGGTAATATGGTAGCCGAAGGATACATGAGTGGTACACCCGCTATTACCAGCGATTGGGGTGGATTTGCTGAAACTGTAGTACAAGGTGTTACAGGATTTCGATGTAGAGAAATGCGAGAATTTACACAGGCCATTGAACGAATTGATGAAATTCAACATCGGGACTGTTTAGATTATGCCATGCATAACTATGAAGATAACGTGGTACACGATCAATTTGACAATTATTTTAATAAAATAAAAACATCGGACTTTTATAGAAAATGAAAAAAGCATTTATTGTAACCAGCGGTATAGAAATCAACGGTTCCAATCCGTTAACTTATAGTAACACCAGAAGTTTTTTTTCTAATGAAGATCGACTTAGACAAACTATATCCACAGTGGCATCGATAGATCAAGCAACCGATGACGACACAACTATCTATCTTGTTGATATAAGCGACAATTGGCCAGCTTATCAAAACTTATTCTCCTATCAAAAAAATCTCAAATACATCAGTGTTAAAAATGAATTTCCAGAAATATTTACAGAAGTAACAACGCATCCTCAAAAAAGTCGATGCGAGTGTTTAACTTTGACTACATTTATGCAACGGTATAAACAAGAGTTGAAACAGTATGATTTTTTATTTAAATTTTCTGGAAG